TTTCGGCAACGTAGTTGTAGGAGCAGCCTCAGAGTACAACGATGCCCTACTTGTAGTAGAAAATGCTAATATTGGATGGGCTACTATAGAACAAATTTTAGAACGGGAGTACCGTAACTTATATTACTCAACCAGAAGTCAAAACGAAACTGTAGAGTCGTATATGAATAAATGGGATACAGATAAACTTGTACCCGGATTCACAACCTCTAATAAAACTCGCCCTCTCATCATTGCTAAGATGATGGAATATATAAGAGAAAGATCTGTAACGATTCGTTCGAAAAGACTAATAAATGAAATGAGAGTCTTTATATGGAAGAATGGTAAGGCTCAAGCTCAAAACGGATACAACGATGATGTGGTAATGGCCTTTGCTATTGGACTCTATATTCGTGACACAGCTTTAAGATTAAGGCAACAAGGTATAGACCTAGCAAGAGCTCAACTTTCTTCTTTTACTAACCTAAATCAACGAACCCCATCTGTAATAACCTCAGTTGATAAACGTAAAAATAATCCGTATACTATAGATACTAACCAGGGTCAAGAAGACATCTCCTGGATACTTAAGTAACGATATTTATATATAAACAAAAGCCTTAAAAATGGCAGATAAATCACTATTCTCCAGACTTTCTAAACTGTTTTCATCAGATGTAGTAGTACGTAACATTGGTGGTAAACAGCTAAAAGTTGCAGATATAAATCAGATACAGACTACCGGAAAGTATCAAACTAACTCTCTTATAGATCGGTTTAGTCGTCTTTATATCTATAATAATAAAAATATTTTTAACCCAAACCTTAACTACCAGACGTTAAGGATACAGCTTTATTCTGACTACGAAGCTATGGATACTGATCCATTAATTGCTTCTACTTTAGATATCTTAGCAGATGAGGCTACTTTAAGAAACGAGCATGGAGAAGTACTTTCTATTAAGTCTTCTGACGAAAGACTACAAAAAGTACTTTATAACTTATTCTACGATATCTTAAATATCGAGTTTAATTTATGGTCTTGGACTCGTAATATGTGTAAGTATGGAGACTTCTTTCTTAAACTAGAAGTTAGTGAGGAATTTGGTGTATTTAATGCTCTACCTTACACAGTTTACCATATGGTAAGAACTGAAGGTCAAGACCCAGAAAATCCTTCTAAGGTAGCATTTCAAATTGACCCTGACGGTTTAGCCTCGTCATTAGATCCTAATTATATTCCTAAATCTAATAAAAAAGTTATACATTTAGAGAATTACGAGGTAGCTCATTTTCGTCTCATATCGGATACTAATTACCTACCATATGGACGTTCTTATATAGAACCTGCAAGAAAAATATTTAAGCAGTTAACTCTGATGGAAGATGCGATGTTGATACATCGTATAATGAGAGCACCGGAAAAAAGGATGTTTTATATCAACGTAGGTGGCATTCCGCCAAACGAGGTTGAACAGTTTATGCAAAAAACTATCGACGGAATGAAAAAAACTCCTTACGTCGACCAACAAACCGGACAATACAACCTTCGATTCAATATTCAGAATATGATGGAGGATTTCTATCTTCCGGTAAGAAATGGAGATAACTCTACTAAAATTGAAACTACTAAAGGCCTTGACTACGACGGAACTCAGGATGTAGATTACCTACTTCAGAAAATGTTCGCTGCTTTAAAAGTACCTAAAGCGTATTTCGGGTATGAAGGAGATTTGCAAGGCAAAGCTACTCTTGCGGCAGAAGATATAAGATTTGCAAGAACGGTAGAAAGAATACAAAAAATTATAGAATCTGAATTAAATAAGATAGCATTAGTTCATTTATATGCTCAAGGGTTTACAGGTGAGTCCTTAACTAATTTCGAGTTAAGTCTTACTAATCCATCAATAATATTTGAACAAGAAAAAGTAGCCTTATTATCTGAGAAGATGCAACTAGCTCAAAATATGATAGACTCTCAGCAATTTTCTACTGATTATGTATACGAAAATATTTTTAATTTATCTGAAGATCAGTATAATCAAATGAGAGATTTAGTTAGAGAGGATGCTAAGCGTAAATTTAGATTATCTCAAATAGAAAATGAGGGTAATGACCCTGTTGAGTCTGGTGTAAGCTACGGTACACCTCACGACTTAGCTTCAATGTACGGTCGAAGAGCGGCTGAATCTCAAAAAGTACCTTTAGGTTACGACGAGCAAAACCCAGTCGGCCGCCCGGAAGAAAGAGCATCCTTTATTGGAACTCAAGAAGATCCTTTAGGAGGCCGTGATAGATTAGGTACCCACGGAATGAGCGGAGGTTATCCAAGTGATAACGATAATGTAAATGAAGTAGATAATTTAAAAGCTAAAATGGCATATGCTCAATTATCTAACGACCTTTCTGCTATGTCTAAAAAGAAGATTATCTTTGAAAAGAAACAAACAACAGATGATAGTCTATTAGATGAAAGCAATATAAAGGAATTGGATAGTTAACTATATTTATATATAATGCCAAAATAATCTACTTATGAAAATTAAGCATTCTAAATTTAGAAATACTGGGCTCATTTACGAACTTCTTATAAAGCAAATAGCTGCTGATACACTTGAGAATAAACCATCTTCAGCTATAAAGATATTAAAGAAGTTCTATTCCGGTAAAAGCTTTTTAGCTAAAGAGTATAAACTGTATGAGTATATTTCTAAAAACAAAGGTATAGGGCGAGAAAAAGCAGAAACTGTTGTTTCTACTATTACTGAAATATCACGTAAGTTAGACCAGGCTTCACTTAAGAATCAAAAATATACCCTGATAGCCGAAATAAAAAAGAACTACGACCTAGATCATTTCTTTTCTGCTAAGGTTAGAGATTATAAAGCATTCGCAGCTCTTTACTGTTTATTAGAAGCTCAAAATAATTCTGAATTAGTCGACCCGCAAGTCTTCGTTGACAATAAAACTACTATTTTAGAACATTTAACTGAAAAAGAGCAAGATAAGAATAAAGTACGTCAATCTCTTATAGAAGAATATGGGACGTATGAAAAAGATCTTAAGCTACTTACGTATAAAATTCTTTTAGAAAAGTTTAATAAGAAGTACGAAAACCTTCTTCCAGAGCAAAAAAATATTCTCAAAGAATTCATTACTTCAGTAGATTCTACGTCTAAGCTAAGAGATTTCGTTAACGAAGAATTAGAGAAAGTATATAAAGAAATTATTAAACTTGTACCTTCTGTAGAAGATGAGATAGTAAAAATTAAACTACAGGAAGTAGCAAACAATATTGCACCATTAACTAAGAAAGAAAAAGTAAATGATGATACCTTAGCTTTATTGATGCAATATTATGAACTTATAAAAGAAATTAGAGAAGCATGAGAAAGAGTGAGTTGAGAACTCTGGTACAAGAAGTACTAGATGAGATTTCAACTACCGGTACTGGTGCAACATTTACGCCTGGTACAGGAGCCCAATACGCTACTCCTTATGCTTTTTCAAAAAATAAAAGAGATAATCGAGCAACAAAATTTTTAAAAAAGATAGGATACAAAAAGGCAAAAAGACCTAAGCGTCCATCACATACTAAATTATTCGACTACTTACAATGAAAACACTTACAGAAAAATATAACGCAGTCCTAGAAGGCAAGTTGAGTAAAAAACAATTTGTAAGAGATGCTCGTCTAGCCTTACCTCAACATATTACTCAGTATAATGGATATGAAGACGCAGTAGCTATTCTTAAAAATAAAGGAATGGTATTTGAGGGTTTAGAAAAATACAAAGAAGAAAAAATATCTGACCACGAATATACTGCTAGTACAGAGGATATGTTTCCATTAGAGGCTGTTGAAAGAGGAGTTGACTACGAATTAGAAAAGAAAGGTTTTAATACAGTACAGAGAGATTTTTCTGAAAAAGATTACCATAAAGCGAAAGAAAAAGTAGTAGCTAATTTACAAAAAAATCCTCAATACTACCTCAACATCTTAGCTGACGAACCAACAAGAGTTCAAAAGAAAAGAAAGGATGTAATGAAACCTGCCGAAGAAAAAAATGCCGTAGATAAAGATAACGGAATGGTTAAAGCTAACCTTAAAGAAGGTCGCCGTCCTAAAAGCAAAGGCGGTAAAGTAGTTAAAGAAGATGATTACGCAAATGGCGGATACGTTGAGTTAATGAGTGCCGATTTAGATAGAGGTATAAAACTTATTCAAAAAGCATGGGATGATTGGAAAGCCGGACCTATGACCGAACCAGGTATGATTGAGCATGCTAAAAACGATCTTATTTCTCACATTTCTAACGAACTTACTTTCATTGAACCTCAAGATACAGTATCTGAAGACGATATAGAAGCATTACAGGAAAAAAAGAGTCAATTAAAAGAGTCTTTTAAAAAACTTATAGTTCAGGTCTTATCAGAGGATAAAAAAAAAGTTAACGAAGAGATAGAAGGTATCGTTGATCTATCTAAGTTCGAGCCTGAAGTAGCTGATGAAATTAAAAAGGTAGATCCCACTGTACAAAAAGTAGACGTTAAACTTACCCATCAAGAAGATGCCGAACTAGCACAAGCCGAAATAATGGTAGTGCCTGGGGACATGGATGTAGAAGAGTTACGCGACAATACTATCGGTCATCCAAAGAGATTTTTCACAGGCGGATTAAGAAGTTACTTTATCAATACTTTAAAAAATGTAAACATAGATATAAGAGATGGTAACCTCTTCATATCGTTTGATTTTTATGTTAATCCATTTGCCGGTAGACAAGGCAAACAAATTGATCCCGCTTTTGCCGCTAAAATGAAAAGAGGCGATTACGGACGATTAGATGAAAAAGAAACTGAACAGAAGGGCTTTACTTTAGACGGAAAGGTGCTATAATGTCAAACTTAATTATAGATGTAATACCTTTTCAACCTATTACTACTCTAACTGAGAGTAAATCTAGACCTGGTATCTTTGAAGTAAAAGGTATCCTACAAAGAGCTGAAGCTGAAAATCAAAACGGCAGAGTGTATAAAAGATCTATTCTTGAAAGAGAACTTAAAAAGTATACTCAAAACTTTATTG